AGCAATGAGTTTGTTTTACTAAAATTTAAAACTATGAGTGTTATTGAAACATGGAGTAAAAAAGAATTTCTACAATGTATGAGTGATTTGTATAAAGAGGCATATGGTATAAGACCTCGTGGTATAGATTACGAATCTTGGAGTTTACAAGAACTCAAAGATGAGTGGAAACGATTGGAAGTGATAGCCAGAGAAGAATTTTGGTATCACGATTAAAAAAAATACGAAATTGTTTGGAACTTTAAAAATAATTTCGTATATTTGTATAAATAAATTTTAAAAGAGATATGAAAGAAGAAACCGCAGTTGAATATTGTGAAAGAATATACCCACAAACAACCGAAGAATTCAAAAAGATTTTAGATGAGATGTATCTTACATTTTGTAAGAAACAAAGAAACTATGGACCAGGAAATATTTCAGTTGGTTCATCTTTAGAAACCGAAGAAGATGTGAAGGTTGCATTGACGGGTTTGTGGTTTAGAAAGAATGATAAAATACAGAGATTACTTCAGTTAGTTGTTAAAGGACAACCCGATGAAGTTGGTGAAAATATTCAAGATACCTATGAAGATTTAAGTATCTATGGAATAATTTCTCAATTGGTTCAACGAGGTAAATGGGCCAAGTAATTGTTAATAAAAACTTCAAAAATTTCGGTGGTTTTTGAGGTTTTGTTATATTTATATATACACCGAGTGTTGTTAGTTTAGCACTCAAAATTTAAACTTAAAAAATTAATTATTTAACATTTAAAACGGAGTTATTATGGCATTAGACATTAACGCAATTAGAGGCAGACTGAACAAACTGCAAAACACACAAAGAAAAACAGATGCTTTGTGGAAACCAACACCAGGGAAACATCAAGTAAGAATCGTTCCCTATAAGTTCAACCCAGATAATCCTTTCATTGAACTTTATTTTCACTACAACATTAACAACAAAACTTATCTTTCACCACAATCATTTGGTAGACCAGACCCTATTGTAGAGTTTGCGGATAAACTAAAAAGAATGGGTGATAAAGATGATTGGAAAGCAGCGAAGGCCATGGAGCCTAAGTTGAGAACTTTCGTACCTGTTGTTGTAAGAGGAGAAGAAGGTGAAGGAGTTAGATTTTGGGGATTCGGAAAAACTGTATATCAAGAAATCTTAGGTTACATTGCAGACCCTGATTATGGTGATATCACCGACCCAACAAGTGGTAGAGATTTAACAATCGAGTACAAATCAGCAGAAGAAGCTGGTACTTCTTATCCAACTACTACTATTAGAGTTAAACCATCAACATCACCAGTAAGTGAAGATGCTGAAAGAGCAACTTCTTTTATTGAATCACAAACTGAAATTACAGATTTATATTCTGAATTATCTTATGATGAATTAAAATCAGTATTAGAAGGTTGGTTGAATCCAAGTGGTGAAGGTGAAACTGAAACAACAAACGAATCAGTATCTCAATCAACACTTTCAACTGAAACAAAAAGTGAACCAGTAGCTCAAACTACAACTTCAGATTCAAAGAAAACTGATGATGTGGCAGCTGCATTTGATGATTTGTTTAACAATTAATTCCAAACTATATGGCGAAGAAAGAAATGGATTTAGCGGATATCCTTGCGGGTGAGCTAAACAAACAATCGAAAGATAATAAGGTAGCATTTTTCCTTGATGATGATACCGCTCCTACAAATGTACAAGGTTGGATATCAACTGGCTGTGCTATGTTGGATGTTGCCATTTCCAATCGTCCTTATGGTGGTTTGCCTGTTGGTAGAATCACAGAAGTTACAGGTTTGGAGCAAAGTGGAAAATCATTACTATCGGCACACCTTTTAGCTGAAACACAGAAACAAGGTGGAGTTGCAGTATTGATTGATACAGAAACTGCAGTAAGTAGAGAATTTTTAGAAGCAATCGGTGTTGACGTTTCTAAACTTCTTTATGTAACAGCAGATTCGGTTGAACAAATCTTTGATTTTACAGAAACTATCATTTCTAAAGTTAGAGAAACTTCTAAAGATAAAATAGTAACAATAGTGGTAGATTCGGTTGCGGCTGCTTCTACAACTAATGAATTAGCGGCAGATTACAAGAAAGATGGATATGCTACTGATAAAGCTATTATTATCTCTAAGGCGATGAGAAAAATTACCAATATGATTGGTAGACAGAAAATCTCATTGGTATTCACTAACCAACTTAGACAAAAGATGAATGCTATGTTTGGTGACCCATGGACAACTTCAGGTGGAAAGGCTCTTGCTTTCCATGCCTCTGTTAGATTGAGATTGAAGAACATGGGACAAATCAAACAAAAAGTAGGCGGCCAAGATAAGGTTGTTGGGATGAAAGTTCGTTGTCAAGTAATTAAAAACAGAATGGGCCCACCTCTAAGAGCGGCTGATTTTGAAATTTACTTTGATAGGGGAATTGATAATTATGGTTCATGGCTCGGTGTTATGAAAAATAACAAATTAGTTAAACAAGCTGGTGCTTGGTACACTTACGTTGATACAGAAACAGGTGAAGAAATGAAATTCCAATCAAAAGATTTTATTCCTTTGATGGATGAAAGAGAAGATGTTAGAGAACAAATCTACAAAAAGATTTGTGAAGAAACTATCTTACAATACAAATCAGATACACTTGATATTGATGCAATGGAAGTAGATACCGAAGGTGCCGAAGAAAACGATTAAAAATTAAATATGAGTAAATTAGTTACAATGTTGAGAAAGAGTGCTGAGGCTGATAAGGCTAAAGCACTTTTATCTCTCGAATTATTAGATAAGAAGGCGGTTGGTATTGGTGACCACTCTACTGAAGATTTCTATAAGAATGCTGAGGAAGCACTTGCTTTACTTGCTGATTCTTTAGATAGATTAGAAGCACTTAATGTGTATGAGAGTACATCAGATAACAAAGAACTTCTTACATGAAAGAACTCTACAAAAACATTTTAGATTCGGTTGATAGAGATAGAGACCAGAATATCAATAGACACAAAAATTCTCGTGTCCTTATTATTGATGGTCTAAATACATTTATCAGATGTTGGTCATCCATTCCTACAATGAATGATGATGGTGACCATGTTGGTGGTGTAACAGGAGCTCTTAAATCTATTGGATATGCAATAAGACAAACTCAACCGACTCGTGTTGTTGTAGTTTTTGATGGGAAAGGTGGCTCCCAACGAAGAAAAAAGGCTTTTAGTGGTTATAAAGCACAAAGAGATAAAAATAAACTCAGAGTTAACAGAGCTTATGCTGACTTGATGAATGATGAAGATGAGAGAGAATCTATGAAAAGACAATTCGTTTGGTTAAACGAAATGTTACATGGATTACCTCTTACTACCATGATTTATGATGGAGTAGAAGCTGATGATGTTATGGCTTATATAACAACTCAAATCTTAAAAGAAGATGAGCAGGCGGTGATAATGTCAACCGATAAGGATTTCCTTCAATTGGTTAATGATACTACCATCGTCTGGTCACCCACCAAAAAGAAGATGTATAATAAATCTTTGGTAAAAGAAGAATATGGAATAGAATCTAAAAATCTTTTACTTTACAGAGTTTTAGATGGTGATAAATCAGATAATATACCTGGTGTTTATGGATGTGGAATCAAAACATTGGTAAAGAGATTTCCTGAAATAACAGGTGGTGCTAAATTATCAGTAGATGATTTATTTGATTTATGTGAAACTAAAATAGAAGAAACAAAAGGTAAGATAAAAATCTATAAAGATATTCTCGAATCAAAAAGACAAATCTTATTAAATCAAGATTTGATGCAATTGGATGATGTTGATATATCGGGTCAAGTTAAAATGAAAGTTTTAGATAGATTCAATGAAGAAATCCAACCACTAAACAAAATGGATTTTATGAAAATCCTCCTAAAATACAAAGTAATAGGAAATTTTGGGGATATCAATGATTGGTTAAAAACAACATTTGGAAATTTAATCACAGAATGATAAAACTTATAGAGTTAAAAGATTCAACGAATGCTAAATTTATAGGTATAGAAAATGATACTATTTCTAACACTATTTCAACACATGGTTCGTGGGAAGGTCATCTTGTAAATTTATATTATAATCTTATAAAAAAAAATAATCTTGTAATAGATATTGGTGCGAATATTGGATATCATTCTGTTCATTTTGGAAAACTTGTTGGTCGCGGTGGTAGGGTATTTTCATTTGAACCTCAAAAACTTATTTATGATATTTTATCTGCTAATATTTTAACAAACGGACTTTCAAATATTATAACTCAGTATAATTTTGGATTATCATCAAAAATACAAACAATGTATTTATCCAATATCAAAGATGTTACTTATGATAACGGAATGGTGAACTTTGGTGGCGTGAAACTAAATAATAAACTCACTGGGGGTGCAATTATAAATGTTCAAGCTTTAGATAATATTTTTACAGGAAATGTTGATTTTATTAAAATTGATATCGAAGGAATGGAATCTGAAGTAATTAAAGGTGCTACCAAAACAATAAAAAATTCTTTACCAATAATTTTCATTGAAATAAGTAAAAATCATGATGAAATATATTCTTTCTTTAAAGAAAATGAATATGAAATTTATAAGATTATAAATCATGGCAATGGAAATGATTATATTTGTCTACATCAAATTAATCACAAAGATATTATAAATCAAATGGATATTATCTTTAAAACGTATAATATCGAATATCAAATTTTATAAAATAAATTTGTATAATTAAAATAATTTTCGTATATTTGTACAAGTTTATAAAAAGAGTCAATGCAAGAACAAATAGATACTTTATCGAAATACGGGCAATCATTTCAATCGAAAGTAGTTTCTGCACTTATTACTGATAATAAGTTTCTTGATACAATTAGTGAAATAACCACTCCTAAGTTCTTTGAGAACGATGCTAACAAGTGGATTGTATCTGAGATACTTGAATATCATGAAGTGTACAGAAAACCTCCTACATTGGATGTATTCAAATCACAATTATCAAAAGTAGATAATGAAGTGTTAAAGAAAACGGTAGTAGAACAACTCCGTTATGTTTTCACTCAAGTTGGTAATGTAGATTTGGATTACATAAAAAATGAATTCACAAACTTTTGTATTAATCAAAATCTTAAAGGTGTAATCCTACAATCAGTTGATTTACTAAAGGCTGGTTCTTATGATAGAATCAAAGATTTAGTAGATAGAGCTATGAAAGTTGGACAAGAAAACAACTTGGGTATGGATTACATTGAAGATTATGATGAAAGAGTACAGGATTTAAAAAGAACAACTGTTCCAACAAAATGGCAACCTATCAACGATTTAATGGATGGTGGATTAGGACCAGGTGAATTGGGAGTAGTTGTAGCACCTTCGGGTGTTGGAAAAACATGGATTCTCACCGCAATTGGTGCAGAAGCCGTTCGGCAAGGTTTGAGTGTAGTACATTACACAATGGAATTATCAGAACACTATGTTGGTGCTCGATATGATACTGTGTTTACTGGTACTCCCTCGGCAGAATTGAAGGATAAAAAAGATGAGGTTAAAGCGAAAATCACCAATCTCAAAGGGAAACTTTTAATTAAATATTTCCCACCAAAAGGTGTTACGGTAAAGAAGTTACAGCAACATATTGAGAAAATGGTTACGTTAGATAACAAGCCCGATGTTATCATAGTTGATTACGCTGACCTTTTACTCTCCCACTCAAATAAGTCAGACTCTACTTATGCAGAGCAAGGGGGAGTATATATCGACCTTCGAGGAATGAGTGGAGAATTGGAAATACCAGTATGGACCGCATCTCAAACCAACCGCTCGGCTATTGATTCGGAAGTTATTGAGGCTGATAAAATTGCTGATTCTTATGCAAAAGTAATGAATGCTGATTTCATTATGAGTTGGAGTAGAAAATCAAAAGATAAACTAAATGATACTGCTCGAGCTCACATAATGAAAAACAGATTTGGACCTGATGGAATTACGTTCCCTTGTAAAATGAATACCAATACAGGTTACATTGAAGTTTATGATGGAACATCACCAGATGGGGTAATTGCACAGAAAGAAGCGGCAAGTGGTCAATTAGAAACAAAGAAACTTCTACATAAGAAATATGTGGAAAACATGGGGTAATGGAAATAGTAATCGCTGATATTAGACCAGAACAAGGATTAGGAATCCATAGACCAGATGAAGAATTGGCTGGTAGATATTATAATGATACTGGTTTATGTAATAGATTATTATTTTGGGAGATTGTTCAAATTGTAAATAAATTACATAATGATAAATTTGAAGTTGTAGTTTATGATGAACAATGGCCAGAAAAGAATATATTTGATTTACCAAATACTAAATTCAAACCCAATAAAGATATTAATATTGAGAATTATCTACCAATTACAATTGATAATTTAAATGATATACTCTCTGGTAAGTATAAGTTATCTGATACCAATTACTATACTGATTTTGCTTATTATCAAATAACTGATATGAGTGAAAATGTTGATAGATTGTTAAAAACTATAAAATTTAAAGATAATAAAATTAACAAATTATTAAAAGAATCAGTATCTAATATGATTGGTATTCATGTAAGAAGAGGTAGGGGTGTTAAGTTTAATAAATCAGTATTAGATACCTTACCAGAATCGATTAGAGATGATTATTACAAAAAGAAATTGGAAGATAAGGGGTGTTGGCATTTATACATTTATGATTTTATTGATGATTCAACTTACTTTAGTTATATTGATGCTATTCTAAAACAGAATCCTAATCAACAATTTTTTATTAGTTGTGATATGGAAGATAAATATTTTCAACATTGGTATGATAGATACCCAGATAACATTGTATCCAAGAAAGATTATTATGATATTATAGATGCTAGTAGTTACTTACATGAGGAGATTTATAGTCATGATAAACCCTTTCTACAAAAAGAAGGTATTTTGCACTTTTATAATTTTTTAGATTTGTATTGTTTATCAAATACAAAAATGTTAATAAAACTTTTCATGTCATCTTGGAGTGATTTTGCTTCTGATTATTTAGGGAAGGATAAAGTAACTGTTATTGCTAAACAAACATCACCACGAACTATTCTAAAGTTATACAAAAAGAATTTTCAGTAGGGGAATGTATCAAAAAATTATTACACCCAATGGTAAAAAATTTAATGAATATGACAAAATCAAAAACTTAAAAAAATTAACTCAAAAACCATTTCGTTTTTGAATATATATGATAATTATAAACACCCACTCGATGAAGAGTGGTTCTAATCAATTTTAAAAAAGGAATAATTTATGGCAAATGCACAAGAACTTTTTGAACAAATTAAAGATTTGTTTGTTCAATTCGAAGAAGAACACAACGGAACTTCAAAAGCAGCTAAATCGAGAGCTAGAAAACACATCGGTGAAATTAAAAAACTTGTAACAGATTACAGAAAAGCATCAGTAGAAGAAAACAAATAAACACATAGGTTCTAAAAACATGAGTAAACTATTCCAAGAAAGAATTCCTTTCAAACCATTCGAGTATCCAATCTATTACACAGAAGGTTGGTTAAAACAGGCACAAGCATTTTGGCTCCATACTGAGATACCCATGCAAATGGATGTTAAAGATTGGAATGAAACGCTTACACCTGAAGAAAAAAACTTGGTAGGAAATATCTTACTTGGATTTGCTCAAACCGAATGTGCAGTTTCTGATTATTGGACAACGATGGTAACCAAATGGTTTCCAAAACATGAAATCCGTCAGATGGCGATGATGTTTGGTTCACAAGAAACAATTCATGCTACTGCATATTCATACTTAAATGAAACATTAGGGTTAGAGGACTTCGAGGCATTTTTGCACGAACCTGCAACTGCCGAGAAGTTCGAACTCCTAACTTCAACAACTGCTGATTGGACACATGAAGATTTACAAACCAACGAAAAGGCAAGACAAGAAGTTGGTAGAAGTTTAGCAATCTTTTCAGCATTCGCTGAAGGAGTATCACTATATTCTTCATTTGCGGTACTCTACTCATTCCAAATGAGAAACAAGTTAAAAGGTATTGGACAACAAATGAAATGGAGTGTAAGAGATGAATCTCTTCATTCTCGAATGGGTTGTCAGTTGTTCAGACATATGTGTGATGAATATCCTGAATTGTTAGAACAATGTAAAGATTCTATTGAGAAAGCTGCAAAATTAATTGTAGAACTCGAAACAAACTTTATTGATAAGATGTTTGAGATGGGTGATTTAGAAAACCTATCAGCATCAGATTTAAAAGAATTTATAAAAGCAAGAACCAACTCTAAGTTGGAAGAATTGGGATACCAAGGTATCTTTGAATTTAATAAGAAAAAAGCAGATAATCTCGATTGGTTCTACCACTTAACTGGTGGACATACTCACACCGATTTCTTCGCTATAAGACCTACTGATTATTCAAAGGCAAATGAGGGTGAGGATTGGGATGATTTATTTTAAATAAAAGGTTACAATTATGAAATTTGATGAATTATCAGATAACGTATTAGTTTGGGCACAAGAGAAAGGAATTCTTGTAAAAGATAATGCTCCCAAACAAATGTTAAAAGTGTTAGAAGAAGTTGGAGAAACTGCAGGAGCACTTTTAAAAGGAAACGAAACAGAGATTAAAGATGGTATTGGAGACTCTTTCGTTACACTTATTATTTTATCTAAACAATTGGGTTTATCACCAACAGAATGTTTAGAGGCAGCATGGAATGAAATAAAAGATAGAACAGGTAAAACTGTTGATGGTGTTTTTGTAAAGAATGAAAA